GTCGTGCGGTCGCTCGGGTCGTACCAGACGCCCTGTTCGCCGTTGCGGAACATCGCAGCCACGCGCGCGGCAAGCGAAATGCCGCCGGTTACACCAACGCCACGAACACCTACACCCGGCATGGTCAGACTCCCGGTGTGATGTAGGCCGTGCCTGTGCCGCCACTGGTTTTGAATGCCAGCTTGTTGCCGCGCTTGATGTTCAGTCGGTAGGTGGTGTCGGCCAGCAGATAGATGTCGGTGCCGTCAGCCGTTGCGGTGGGGTCGCTGCCCTGTCTAACGAATGCAGGGGTGGTCAGCGTGACCAGCGCCACTTCGGCGTTGATGGCGGTGCTTTGTGCGCTGGTGCCGCTGATAGACACGGCCTGTGAACGGTCGCCGTCATCGACGACTACACTGAGATCTTGAGTAAACATGCCGGGTCCTTTGCGGGAAGTATTTCACCGAAGTGTATGCACGTCGGTCGGTCACACGGATACGCAAAAGAAAACGCCCCTTTCGGGGCGCTCTCCTCGCATGGTCAGGCGAAGTCTGTTTCAGTTGGACCTGCCGGTTTGGCCTTGGCGATCTCCGATAGCGTAGAAGGTTGCGCCTTGGCTTTCCCCTTCGGCGGTGCCTTGTACTCCTCGAGCGCGACGAACCAGGTAGCCTTGGTGCCCTCGGGCACGTCCAGTTCCTGGCCCACGCGCACCCGGGAGCCGCCGAAGAACCCGGGTTGAATGGCTTTAACCTTCATTGCTCGGGCCCTCCGTCATCAAGCCTGGCTGGGGCTGTCGAAGGCCTTCCAGGTCGGCGACGTGTTGGTCAGACCGGCGTTGATCTTGCCAGCCGTCAGGGCAGCCGTGCCTACGTTGGCGAGCACGCCAAGGTAGCGCTCGTACTGTCCCCCGGGCAGCTTGATCCTGCAGACCTGATAGCCGGCTACCAGCGTGGCCTTGGCGATGGCCGAGGTCACATAGTGGACCGTGGCGCTGCCGTCGGTCGCAATAGCCGCCTGGGCGTCGGACGCCAGGCTGAAGGCAACGGTGGCGCTACCACCGGAAGTGATGGCGGTATCCACCTGGACATAGAACTCCATGTCCTCCACTTCGTTGATGCCGTCGGTGCCGAGGTCGATAACATCGCCAACCAACTGCAGGCCGGTGCCGGAGGTGCCCAACGCCGTGGCGTCAGCAAATTCGAGTCGTTCGTCGAGAATCATTTTTCAGTTCCTTTCAGGGTTCAGATCAGGCCACGCGAGCTTCGGTGTTGACCAGGGCGTCGGTGCGACGGACAGGGATGTCGTCGAACGTCATCACGCGCTTGCCGGACACGGTCTCCCAAGACAGGTTGCTGGCAACCTTTTCCAGGATGCCCAGGCGCAGTTTTTCGCGGATGGTGCGGTTGACATACCAGCACGCGCGACCTTTGCCGAAGCTCGGGATACGCTCGGAGGCCTGAACCATGAAGTTGATCAGGTTCTTGGTGTTGGCGAGCGTGCCCAGTTCGGAGATGTCGATGTTGGCGATACGCACGAAGTAACGCCAGTCGCGGATCGTCAGACCAGCGTCCCAACGGTAGTGCGTGCGATAGCCTTCCATGCGGCCACCAGCGCCGTCCACGTTTTCAATCGTCACCTGACCCTTGTCGGTCATCGACAGGCCAGCCTTGGAGCCCTTCGGGTAGATACCGAAGCCGGTCTGGGGACCCCACACGCACAACCAGATGGAGGTGTTGTCGGTCTGGCCGGAGGCGGAGCCACCGTCGACGATGTTGTCGGCGTTCTCCGCAGACTTGCTGTTGAAGCGCGGGGCCAGGCCGGTGAAGGCTTCAGGTTCGGTGCCCTCGTTGCCGTAGAACAGCGTGGAGGCCATCTCCTGGGACATGGACTCGATGTGGGCTGCGTCTTCGCTCAGGCGGTAGGCGGCAGTGTTGCCGTTCAGGTCGGCCAGGGCTTTGTCGATTTCGGCGTAGGCCTCGAGCATGCCGCACGAGTCAGTGACCTGTGCCGTGGTGCTCTTCGTGGGCTGCACGCCGCCATACAGCTTGCGCCATGTCGGAGTTGGCAGTCCGGTACGGACGGTCGTCTTGTTGCCGGTGGGCAGGTTGCCTTCGACAAACGACATGTCCGTCAGGACGTCGTTGGTCTGGTTCAACAGCTCGACGATAGTGGAGATGCTGCCATCGGGATCGGTGCGTTTCGCAACGTCCAGCAGGGTCGGGTTGTTAGCCACGAGAGTAGTCATTTTCTTTCACCTTTCAGTTCATGTGGGGGAACATTTTCTTTGCGGGGTCCGTCTCGGCACCCTTCGGGGAGCCCTTGACGAACGAGTCGTCGCTGATTGCCTTGCCGGCCTTGTAGAACGCGCGAATGACCTCGGGATGGTTTCCGAGCCCACTTGCGTGTAGTACGTCTTTCAGCTCTGGTGTCCCGAAGGTGTCCAGTGCTTTTTTTGCAATGCCGAGGTTTTCATCGAACTTGTCGCCGCCGATTTCTTTGTCAGCTTTGACTTGCTCCACCCAGGACTCCACCAGCTTTGCGTGGGACTCTGCCTGGCGCTGCGCCTGCTTGGCGGCAACGTCGGCGAGCTTCTGCGCGCTTGAGGCGTCGAGCTTGAGCTCCTTGGCAATGGCCGTGAACTCTTCGGCAGCAGCCGGGTCGAGTTCGACACCCTCGGGCATCTTCAGGTCGTAGGCCTCCGGCACCACAGGTGCTTCGGGCTTCACTTCCGTCTGGTTCGCGGGGGCTTGATCGCCCGTTGCGCCTTGGGTGTTCGGCGTGTCATCAGCAGTGTTCGCTGCCCCAGCGTCGTTGGAAGGTGTGCTGGTTGTCGCGGTTACGTCTTCACTCATCTTTGGCCTTGAACTCTTTCAAAACTTTCATGTACCCGTCGGCGGATGCTTCCAGCAGTTCGCCGGTCAAGAACAGGCCTATGTGCCGTTTGCCTTCACTGAAGGCCATTACTGACCCGCTGTGATTAAAGGAACTGCGGAACACGCCTGCCTCTTCCAGCAGCCGCGTGATGATGCGTCTGCCCTGCGGGTGGCCTAGCCACCAACGGAGATCGTCCAGCTCTTTGCGCCTGCGCTCGCGCGCCACCCCCTCGTCGGCTTCGGCGTCGCGTGCAATGCGGTTCAGGTCTGTAGGGTCGTCGTTGATAGCCACGGGCGAATCGTAGTCGGGCTTTCGCGCCACACGGACACGGCAAGGGTTAGATCAGCGCGCCGGAATGCCCGAGGTACTTGTTGCGCTTGGACATGTTCTCGGCCGCCGAGATGATGCGTAGGTTCCTGTGGACGTGTAGCCCGCTGATGGTTCTACCTTGCAGAGGGATGATGTGGTCGACGTGGACGTCTTCCCCTGCCGCCCGTCGGCGCGCTGCTTCTTCGTAGATCGCAGTTATCGCGATCTTGTCTGCCCACCGTGGGGTTCTCTTGAGTTTTGCAGCTTTCTTCCCGCGGGAAAGGGCTAGGTCTTTGCCGGGGTTGTTGCGGCGCCATTCGGCGTTGCGCTTTGTTATGAACTCTTTGTTGGCGGCGCGCCATTCGGCCCGCCTCTGCCGCTGCACTTCGGCGTTGGCCGCCCACCAGTCGGCCTGTTTTTTCTTTACCTGCTCGCGGTTTTCTTCTCGCCACTTTGCGTAGTTTTCTTTTTTGCGGTCAGGGTTTTCTGCCGCCCACCGCTTGGCGTTGGCCTTTATTTGCTCGGCTTTGGTTTTGTAGCGCTCTGCTTGATACGCGCTGTCGCATGCCTTGCACTTGTAGTTAAGGCCGTCGGCGGTGTCTTTGCGTTTTGCGAAGGCGTCGAGCGGTTTGCTCTCGCCGCACTTGTTGCAGGTTTTCATGGGTGTTCATCGCCATGTGTTCACTGTGAAATTTGCGGCAGGCTGGTGAACGCCAGCTTTTCGGGGGCTACCCTAGCCGCAAATGAACTGTACTAGACCTGCGAGGGGTCGATGGTGCTGTAGCCCTGCAAGGACGTGAGCACATCCTGCAGCCCCTGCGTGTCGATCTCGCTTGCGGCCTTTGCGCTGTCGATGGCCTGCGGAACCATTGCAGCGGACTGCTGCTGCGCCATCTGCTGCGCGCGTAGTTCTCGCGCCTTGGCGACTTGATCGTCAGGCACAACCAGCTTCGGATCGACACCGTATGCGTCCGCGTATGTGTCGACCACTTGATCGAAATCTAGCTTGTCTATGATTTCCGGCTTGACGGCAGCCAACTGCCCAACAACCCCAAGCAACCTGTCGACTCCTTGTGTTGCGACAGCACGCTGCGCCTGCGCCAGCACGGAAATGAACTCGACTTTCAAATCCATGCCCTGCAGTTCCGGCGGCGGCTCTGGCAGGATGCCGGCCGTTGCGCAGTGGTCGAAGGCGATGTCGATCAGCGGCTGCAGCAGCTCGTTATGCAAACGTTCTAACACCGGCCCTAGCATTAGTAGTTTTTCCTGATGGCGCTCTGCGACCTCGGTGGCGGTGATGCCTGATCGCGTGTCGTTGGCCAGCATGAGGAACAGGTCCGCGTAGTAGGCCTGGCGGATGCGCTCGCGCACGTCCTGAATGTCCAGCATCAGATGCTGCAGATTGAGGTTGACCTCATAGGCGCTGCGAATGCCCTGGTTGGGGCCGACGCTGTCGACGTAGAAGACACCGCCGGGCAGTCGCGCCTTCTTGGCTTCCTTGTAGCTGGTCGGCACCTGAATGGGCGGGTTGACCTGGTAGTCGATGGCGGTGCTCTTGCGCTTCTGCTGGTGCTGCAACTGCTTCACGTCGCCGAGGCACTCCATACCGGGACTGGTGCCGTAGACGTCGTTGCCAGTCACCACCCAGCGCGGTGTCAGTGCCGGGAAGATGTCGAAGCCCGATTCGCGCAGGAAGCGGTCGAAGTTCTCCTGCCCGGCCTCGATGTAGTGGCTGGCGAAGCGCTTGTTCTTGCCGTCCCGCTTGCGCGTGTCGCGCTCGTGACGGGGCTGGACCATGTGGATCACGTCCACGCCCTGATCGTATGCGCCCTTGTCGTAGAGGTTGCGGACCGTTGTGCTGACGTTGTCTTTGCCGAATTGGCCAACGAGCTGTTCGACGGTCATTTGGAATTCACGCGCCAGGGTGTTGACGTGGCCTTCCGCATCCGTGGCCAGGGCGAACTCGCCGATGGTCAGCGGGTAGTGATGTAGCACGTTCTGGAAGTTCGGCAGGACGATGCTGCTGGCCGTGCCGAACAACCCCAGCTCTTCGTAGAGAGTGTGCAGGCTGCGGTAGGTGTTGCTTGAGGCGAACACGCGGCGCAGCAGGGCCGCGGTGCTGTGCAGCCAGTTCTTTACCGGGCCTGCCTCCATGAGGTCCCTGTCCTCGATCTCGAGCCTGAACCACGGGCGCGCGGGGCTGGTGATGCCGGACATAAGGCCGGCCGCCAGGGTGCGGGCACCGAAGACGGCCGTGTTGTCCAGGATGTCGTTGCCTCGCTTGTCGCCCTTGTTGCGATCCGTGACCACGAAGCGCCCAGCGCGGGGTTGCTGGTACTCGCTGATCTCACGCCAGTGCGTGATCCAGCTCGAGCGCTCATTCCAGAGCGCGGACTTGCGCTGCAATAGGCGCTGGCGCTTGTTGCCGGGATCGTTGTCCATTTACTGTCCGAGGAGGGTTGCCTTACCTACAGGCGCAGGGGCTGCACCGGAGGGGCCTGTCAGCAGGCTGGGTGCGCCCATGCCGCCACGGTTGCGTCGGGCCTTGTCGCGCAGCAGTGCGCTGTCGGGTTGCTTGACGTCTTGCGGAGGGGGTGGAGGCGGTGGAATGTCTGGTGCAAGGCACATGTCGTGGTCCTCAGTTGATGTGCCCGCATTGTGCTGCGTGCTGTACGCCACACGGACACGCCGGGCTAGATGTGCTTCATGGGGTCGTAGTCCAGCGGGTCGTCCTCGATGGTCGGCATGCCCATGGCGCGGGCTCTGGCCGTGGCGCTGTGATCACGATGCACGGGGTAGGCAAAGGTGAGCGCCAGTGCGTCGGCCAGGTCGGGGCTTGGTAGGCCGCGGGCTTTGATGTCGTCCTTGCTCTCGAGCTGGATCTTGTCCGCCGGGGTGAACCGGTAGGTGGGCGCGGCCAGGTCCTGCTTCAGATCCACCACGTCCGGTATAGCGCCACCGCCCCGCAGCCAGTCGCGCACCTCCCACCACATCTCCGCGCGCTTGTTGAGGAAGCGCGGTTTGCTGGGCTGGCCACTGAATGGCACCTCGACGATGTTGTGGTGCAACTGGCGCAGCCTGTCAATCACGCCGGCCCCGTTGCCTGCGTCGATGAAGACCGCATCGGGCCGCCATTGCTCGATGACGTAGGCCACGCGGTCTGCCAGGGTCATGTTGTCGATGCCACGGTAGACCAGTGGCGGGTGAGCGTATAGGCCCTGACGTTGGAAGATGACAGACCGGTCGCCGCCGAACCGCGCCGGGTCCACACCCATTACCTTGGCGGCGTAGGTGTAGTCGTCCTTTTTTAGGTGGCGCTTTGCGGCCTCGTGCACATCGGTGAGGCTGATGAGCTGGTTGTCGCCGGATGCTGCGAAGTCGCAGAGCATCTCGCGCCGGAAGGTGTTCTCGTCGACGCTTTGCCGATAACGCTCGACCTCGCCTTGGTCGAGGGCCTCGGTGTTGTAGACGGTGTACAGCGCCGCGTGCCAGTCGGGGAGCTCGCGGGCCTTGAAGTAGAGCTCGCTAAACAGGTTGATGCCGTGCGGGGTACCAATGAACATGGCCCAGCCCAGGCGGTCGGCCAGGGCGGGCTGCAGCACCTCGCGCCATGTCTCCGGCTTGACGTCCGCCACTTCGTCGATCACCACGCCGTCCAGGCGCACGCCACGCATTGCCTCCGGGTTGTCAGCCCCGTAGACGCGCAGCATGGCGCCGTTTGGTTTGAGGCGCACCCAGAGCTCGGACTCGTTGACCTCGGCCAGGCCGGCCAACTGCAAAGGGCCGACGATCTGCTTGAGCCGTGCCCAGGCGATAGTTTTTGCCTGCTTGAGCAGGGGCGCGACGTAGAAGAACAGGCCGAGCTCTTTGTCGAAGCGCAGCGCGTCGTCCAGCAACTGGCGCAGTGCCAGCTCGGTTTTGCCCGCCCGACGATGAAGCGCAAGAACCGTAAAGCGCTTGCGCTGGAGATGGCACTCTTGCTGCCACTGTCGGGGCTGGTAGCCCAGGTCGATCGTGGTCACATCCAGACCCAGACAGGCACAACCACCAGCAGGCCGCCGGCGAGTGTCACCAGCGCATCCACCGGATCTGCCTTCCCGGTTTTGCTGGCCATGTCGTAGAGCTCCTTGCCTATAGCAGCGAACAGGCACGCAACGAGCCCGATCAGGGGGCCGGCCAGCAAAGAGCCCACAGAGGCGATTACAGCCCCGTAGAGGGCATGATTTGCCTTGTCTGGTGGTAGGGTAGGTAGATTCATGCCAGGTCGCTGTTGTCGTCGATCCTGGGCACGCCCGTGGCGATTGTGATCTGCGCCGCTGGCAGTGCGGTGCCGTTCGCCCCGGTGAACTCTTTGCGTTCGGAGTAGACCTCCTTGCGACGGCCCTTCAGGTACAACGACAGCAGGGCGTCGCTGTGCTTGCGTATCGTGAGGGGCACGGGCTTGCCGTTTGCGTCCAACACCGGACGATGCCCCGTGGAACCATCAGGAAGGGCATAGGGCTCGAAAACGTGCTGCAGCCTACCCTGATGTACCACCGGCTCTTCAAAGCCAGTTACGGCCCTTCTATAGGCCTCCTGCTCGGCGTTGTCGACACCTTCATCTATGGCGTCGTCCCAGTCGGCTGCGAACTGCGCATCGGCCTCGCGCGCCCGCCACGCGGTGCTGCGATTGATGCCCACCGCCCTGCAGGCGTGAGCGATCACGGGGACAGTGCGCAGCGCCTCCAGAAAGATGGGTTTCCAGTCGATTGGTTTATGAGCCATGTGCGCACTGTAGCCTGCTGTTAAGACTACACGGACACGCGCCGTATCGTTTCGATAGCCTGGCTGCGGCGCCGGCCGCTTGCGATGTGCGCGATGCAGGATTTACTGACGTCGAACTTTTCCGCGACCGCAGCGAAGGACATTCCAGTTGCCAGCAGTGCCAGCACCTGCTCGACTTCCCGGTCCAGCAATTTGGCACGCGGGTGGCCTTCACCGATTCGTCTGCCGCGCGCGTTCAATGCGATGAACTTCTCCATACCAGTCCTTTCATTTGAATCTGCAACAAAACGCGCTTTCGTTCCAGTCCGCAACAAAACGCACTTTCACAACCTAACCGGATTGCAACACGAGCAGTCTCTGTTTTTTCAACGTTGCAACCCACGATCCCTATGCAACACTGCAACGCCTTTTAAGGCGGCGTTGCGTTGCGTTGCAAAAATACGGGATTTTCGCAACACGAAGTAGTTGCAACGTTGCACCTCGTGTTGCACGTTGCAGTGTTGGATCTGCAACTTTTTGCGCCTTCAGCAAACAGCAATACACCCATCATCCCCCAACCAATAGGGCGCCAGCGCACAGGTTTTCAAGCGCACGTCTGGCACGCTGTTTCCGTGTATCGCGCTTGCCATCGGCCGGTGGTGGCATACGACGCACAGCCTCGGCGATAACGGGGCCGACCTCAATGCCCTCGGTCTGGGCCTGGGCAAACTCCTGGATAACACTGTTGACCACCAATTCATTCGGGCCCAACGCACGCTCCGCCACGCCACCCACTGGCAGATCCACCTCCGTCACCACGCAGGATGTGATCGGGTCCAGGTCCTCATCGAGGCCCAACTGCACCACGTCGAGCTTGAAGCCCCACTTCATGCCGTCCTCGCCGTCCTTGCTTTTCGTCATGCGGATCATCCGGCTGTCACCCTCGCGCACCACCTCGAGCTCGGCGTCGGCCGCGGCACGCAGGCCTGACCAGCCCCGCGCCCCTTTGGACTGGTCCTTGCCGCTGTGGTGGATCAGGATGACCATCGCCCCGGTGAGCTCGTGCAGACGCTTGCAGTGGGCGATGGCTTTACCGATGTCCTCGCCGGCGTTTTCATTGGCACCCGGTGTGGTCTGGGCGAGGGTGTCGATAATGATGACCTCAACCCCGCCGGCGCTTATGATGCCCTCGGCCAGGTCTTTTGTGTCCTTGATGTCCATCAGGTTCGGGGCTCCGTCCAGCACAACCATCGGCACAGTCGCCAAGTCAAGGGTGTGGTGCATGGCGTAGGCCGCCAGGCGCTTGCGGAAGCCCTGCGCGCCCTCTGCAGCCACATAGGCCACCCTGCCCTGCTTGGTCTTGTGGCCACGCCACGGCGCGCCCGTGGCGATAGCGAAGCACATATCAAGAATAGCGAAAGACTTACCGCTGCCGCTGGCACCGTAGACCACCCCGAGGCCGGCTTTGGGCAGCACGCCCTTGATGATCCACGGCAAAGCCTCGGCACTGGAGAATTCATGCACGGGCTGGAACTGGAAGCGCGAGCCGGCTATCTTGGCGTGCTCCACTGCGGCGTTGACCAGGTCCTCGAATTCTTCAGGACTGGCCGGGGCGCGCAGGTTTATCTTGCCGCCGTTGTCGTTGGCCATGCGTACCAGGCTGGCGCCAGTGACGGCATCGGCGCCACCACCAAAGCTGCGCCACTTGTATTCAAGCTCATCCCGCCCCTGGTATGTGCTGCCCTTGCTGGACCATTCATCCCAGATGTCCAGGCCAGCATCGCTGGCCCCCGTCTCGAGGTGGATGATCATGCCGACCTGTAGCCACTGCTCGTAGCCACCGTCTGGGCCGATGTGCTCGAGGCATTGATGTATCTGCGACAAGGTCAGGCCGACAGGTGAGCCGTCACCGATACGGGCCGCGTCTAGCTGGCGTTTGAAGCGGGCCTCGTAGAGCCGGCCCACTTCAGGAGCCACAGGGGCTATGGTGTTATCAAGATCCAGCGCCTGCGTGATAGGCAGGGCGTTTCCGGTGAAGGTCACGAAGCCGCGCGTGCTGAAGACCTCGAAACCGTATTCATGGCCGTCGCGTTTATGAGACTTTTTGTTGCTGAAGGTGTTGGAATCGCACTTGAAAAAAGCCCGCACACCCTTGCCACTGGGGCTGGTCTCGGCGTAGGTGGTTGCGATGACGCCGTCGACCTCCGGGTGCAGTTTGCCGTCAGGCAAGAAGCAGTCATCGAAGTCCAAGGCCACGACGTTGAACTCTGGCATCAGCGCCAGGCCGACACCATCGCAGCCGTGCTTGACGGCGTATCTGCTGGCGCTCTCGAAGTCTGTCAGGTGCGCACGGTCGGCAGGGCCGCCGGCCTTGCCGGTGCGTCGTTCGCCGTTGGTGTAGAAAGGGACCTTGCGGGGTTTCGCATCCCCCGGCTGCTGCACATAGCGCCAGACCACCCAGCCGTGGAGGCTGCGCAGATCGTCTGGGGCGTTTATTGCGTTGAGGTCGGAAGCCATGCGTCAACCCCCGATATGCGTCTCGATAACGAAACGAATGCGCCCTTCAGGCCCGATGGGGTGGACGTAGATGCTGTCCGAGGCCTCGTAGTAGCTGATCTCCCACGCGAGGACAGGTTCTCTGTGGGTGCCAGCGTCTGACGGGTTGGCCACGGCCACTGTGGTGCCGGGGGTGGCCGGGATGATGAACTTTTCCATTTGGCGCTTTCAAAAAAGCACCTGGGTGGGGGCACGACAGTGTGAAAGCGCCAACCTCCCCTGCGTGTACAGGTCCGCTGCCATGCCCCCACCGAGGCGCACACGATTGATTCGAGATTGGCTCGCGGATTGTAGCAGGCTGTAAAGGCTAGACCGCGCGTCCGAAGCGCCGCAGGAAGGCTCCCGTGTAGACGACCTCCCCCCGGGCACGGGCGCGGTCGGTGTATTCGCACACCCACTCACGACCCGTGCAGCGCACTACGCGCAGGACGTTGCCGGATGGCAGGCGGATGTGCATGCCGATGGTGATTGATCGGATAGCCATCAGAGGTCTAGGTTCAGTTGCCGGGAATCGACTATCGGGAACTCGCTGACGACAGCACGCGCTCCCAGGCATTTCCGTGCATAGGCGCAGTGCAGGCAGGCCTCGCATAGGTCCGTGCGCAGCACTTCCGGCAGCCGCCCCCTGCTGGCTTTATGCATCTCCCTTGTGACGGCCTCGATCTCGCCTGCGCGCTCGGCACTGGCGCGGCGGTGGCCGCCGGCGTACTGATAGAGGCTGCCGCGCGTTGTCCCGACCTTTTGGGCAAGAAGCTCCTGCTCTTGGACGGTGGCCGCAGACATCCAGGCTTTCATTGATGTGATGGTTTTCATGGCCCGCATTGTAGCAGCCGGTAAAGTAATTGCAGCAGAGGGATCGCCCACACAATACCCGAGCCATTCGCATGGGTATTTGTTTGACCTTGAAATTTAGCATCTGCTACAATTCACACAACGGCTCAACGGATGGGCCGGTAACCAAACCAGGAGAGCACCATGAAAGCAATCGTCAACATTGGCCTGAAGGTAGGCGACAGCAGCTACACCCACAGCCCCGAGGACGCCGTCGAGGCCCTCGACCTCAACGGTCTGACAGTCATCTCTACCGCCCTGCTCGAATCCGACAGCGAGCCAACGCTCGTGGCCGTGGTCAAGCCGCGCATCGACACCTGGCTGTTCGCCAACGCAATCAACACCGTGGCCAGCGCCCTCGAACAGGATTGCATCGCCGTCTACAAGCCGAGCACTGGCAAGGGTGCCTTGATCGGCCCGCGGTCCTACAAGTGGGGCACTTTCAGCCCCGAGTATTTCTTCATGCCGGACGGCAGCCGCCTTGACGCTGCTGCCAAGGCTGCGTAGGGAGATCCCCATGAAATACGACCTCTTCGATCTTTTCGACCCCGAGATGCCCTGGTACAGCAGAGCCTGGCGCCTCGCCTTCCTCGCCGGCCTGCTCGGTGTGGTGATCATGGACGTTTTTGTCTGGAGGACATGATGGCAACGAAAACCTGCGACCGGTGCAAGTATTACACGCTGCCAGATCACTCCGGTGCAAACGAAGGCAAGTGTGCAATGACGTTAGATAGCAACGACGGCACCCCGCACGCCGACCGCGCCTACGGTTGGGACGCCGAGAGCTACCACTCGGGCGTGTACGTCGGCCCGAAGTTCGGGTGCATTCACTGGATGAAGAAAGGCAAGAAATGAAAGTACATAAACACGCAGCAATGATGCTGCAATACGCACAAGATGCGCTGGAAACGGAACACCCAGAACTGCGGTGGGAGCGAAGACGCCCCGGAGAAGAATGGCATCCTTTTGACAAAGACCACCCTCCATCGTGGGACGTCGAACTTGAATACCGCCACAAACCCAGAACCATGACATACACAGTCACGATGCCAGCGCCGATGCTGGAAGCGCCGGAAGTATGTGAGACATATTACATCGCTGATCCGAAAGCGCGAGATTTTTATGATTGGCAATACTGGCGCAACGATGAGATTGATATGAGATTTCTCACTCGTGGCCTGTGCTTTGCGACAAAAGAAGATGCAATCGCCGCAGCGAAGGCGATGGTGCCGGTAGAAGGGGAGCAGGCATGAAGTTTCGCAAAAAACCAGTAGTGATTGAGGCCATCCAGTACACCGGAGCACCAGAAAGCAACCGAGAAATTATTCAGTGGACGCAATGCAGCAATACGCCAGCAGTCATGAATCAGCACCCGGAGCGTGGCCGTTTGCTATCCATCAACACCCTGGAAGGGGCGCACTGGGTATCTCCCGGCGACTGGGTTATTAAGGGTGTGGCCGGCGAGTTTTACCCGTGCAAGAGTGATATATTTAAGGCAACCTACGAGAGGGTTGCCGACGATGAGCGAG